TTAGCTTACCTCGCTTTCAATGAGGCTGTAGAGGTATTCTGCTTGCAGCCTCGGATCTTCATAGTGTTGCTCTGCCGCAGCCATGCGAAAGCCGGTAGGAGACGCTGCGGGTTTTACACTCTTTTTCCTGTTCAGCCTGCCAAGTTTCCCGGCGCGTTCAAATCGGATGGCGGCAGCTTTATCGTAGGTTTCCTGATCAATGATAGCCGGGTAAAAGTCGTCTCCGAGGTAGTGCCTGTTTTCCATCAGGCGCTTTGCCGTGCCGTGATAGGTTTCAATGCCAGCAGCGGCAGCAGCCTTGGCCAGTGCCATCCCGGAGAGGTAATTCTCATAGAGCTTTCGTATTTTATTGGCTTCATCCTCTTTAATCGTGGCGCAGCCGTTTTCAATGCTGTAGCCGTAGGGTGTATGTCCCATGTATTCACATCCTTTCTCGAAGCGTCAGACCGCATTTCAGTTCAAAGCGCACTTCATTTCTGGAGCGGACAATGATGCGGTTCACATATTCATTAAACAGGTCATCATCGAATTCCTGAAGTATTCCACCTTTTTCTGTAAAGTGCAGAAG